AAAAAAAAGGAAAAAAAAAAAAAAAAAAAAAAAAAAAAAAAAAAAAAAAAAAAAACTGCTTCAACTTCTCGTTCGGTCCTTGGTCGATGGTCGTCCTACAGGCTCTATCTTAGGAGAGGGAGGGTATATAGAGAGAAGAGGGTCTATACTTGGTATCCAGGTCCCCTAAGTCGTTGCCGGACAAGGGTTTAGGGGGATTACAATTAATTATTATATGTAATCTATAGGGCTGATTAGGGTGGGAATAGTAATTTATTGATGGATCATTTATGATACGGTTATGAATAAAAAGAGTGGCGAGCTCGATCGCGCGCTTGAATTACTATTTATTCATACATGCATTGTTAAGGATTGTCGTTTTTCTTACAACTTATCGATACAGCTAACGACACTACGCGCTTGCGCGGACTATCGATACAGCTATCGTGCTGATAGTCCTGGCTGGTGATACTTTGTTAGGGAGTAGGGATTACAGGTAGGAATTACTGGTAGGAGAGATGAGAGAATCGGACAGTTTTTTGACTTGTCCAGGTCAGAAGGTTACAGTTACTCCGAGTATCCAAGCGCGGCCGATGCGATAGCCTTAGCCTCAGTCTCAGACTTACCATTTGCAACAAGAATCTTGACCATGCTCTTGAACTGCACTTCAGGATTCTCAAGCGTAGGCTTAGCAATACCAGCGGCATCCAGCGCCGCCTGCATTGATTTCTGACGCGCGTTTGCCTTACGCTTGTCATTGACGAACTTAACGATTTCGTCATTGCTCGGCATATCGTTTGCCGTTTTCAATTCGTCAATCGTTTCGTAAGCCTCAAACTGTCCTTCAAACTTAAGCGCCGTCGCAAGGATATTGCCGTATGCGCTTTCAATCGTTCCCTTGTAGGTTTCGTTTTTCATTGTCGTTTCCTCTACATGTAGTCGGGCCGGAATTGGCTCGACTGAATTCGCCTTACTTGCCTATCTTACCCCAGGACAATAGCGAGTGTCAAGAGAATTCCGCTAACCAATCCGCCGCCGAAAACCGTAACGAAGACCTTTGCTTGCTCGCTTGTCATTGTGTCCTGTCTCCTGACCATAGTATATACATGGATTGTGCCAACCGATTACATGTAATCCAAAGTGTAAACTAATGTGCAGAGGTGAGCAGATGTGCGCAGTCAGGGCGTATGCCCTATTGTAAGTCTTACTTGTAATTGTTTCAAGTGCGCGTGGTTGCGCATACATCTTACAAAAGGGGAACATTTGTCCGCTCATTGCAGAATTGTGCAATTGTTTACATAACTATACATGACTGCACATGTATGCATATCACACCCCTGCACACCCCTGCACGTAGGGTCCCATATCTGCACAAATCTGCACGGAGATTGATCACATGCCTTTTGGAATAAATATGAAAATAAGAATAGAGTCTCATATTAACTATCTGAAGTCTTATTCAAGTAAATAACAAGACTTCTCCAATTAAGATTAGGATTCTTTTCTATTGCTTCATCTATAGCTCTAGCGGCAAGAGTGCGCGGAGAAATGGCTGAAATAATACCACGATGAATAACGGGAGCGGTGGTAAGAAATTCAAATGTTACACTGTATGTTACTTTCATCTGAACCTCCGGTTCATGTTAGGAATTAGTAGTAGTGATTAACTGTAAGTGTCCACTTTCGATGACAAGCTGTTTAGTCTGGCCTATATGCCTATCCTAGCAGAAAACTCTTAACGGTTCAACCATTCACTCATGGCAGGTAAGATTGCAGGGTTTAGTCTGGCCTATAGGGCGGTCTGGCGAGCTAGAAAGGCTATTGACACGGACCCCTATCAGGGTGCATACTCTCAATCGGCCCGGATATAGGCCCATTACGCGTAGTGTATCCTCTTTTTTCTCATTACTTTTAGAGATTATTAATTATGAGAATGATAAGAGTAGACGACTATGCCAATAGGAATTGTATCATCTGATGATTTCGAGGCTGAGTTACGCTCAGTTTCTGTTCCTGTTAAAGATAGGAACATCGGTCAAATAAAGAAACCAGATAGTCCTGGTAGGAATAAGGGAGATGTAAATGTCCCGACATCCCTACAGACTATTATTGGTGATTCTGCTATAATTGGTGGTCGCGCAGAAGCAGTAGCATTAGCGAATGCCTTTGGCATTTCACCGAGTAGCGTTAGTGCGTATTCTAATGGAGCGGCTAGTACTGCGTCTTATCATGAACCTAAAACAGATATAGTTAAAGTTCTTAAGAATACCAGACAGCGAATAGGAAATCGAGCGCGCGCTAAAGTGTTAGCCGCTATGCGCGAGATAACTCCTGATAAGTTAAAAATGACCAAAGCTAGAGATTTAGCAGGTATAGCGAAGGACTTATCTACAGTCGCGCTCAATAATGATTCATCTGGTCTTGGTGGAGTGGGTAATAAACCATCCATCGTAATATTCGCTCCTCAACTAGCCGATGAATCTAGATTTGAAGTTGTCATGGCATCCAATGAGTTATGATTAATGAGGTTAGTTATGTTTAAGTCCAGTAAGAAGCAGTTAGAGTTCCTAGCGATTCCGCTCCCTGTTCGTATCGTATTAACACTCTCACTATTATTAACACTAATCGCGCCCTCGGTAGTGAATGCGCAGATTAATTTTCCATTACAAGTTAGAGTGGAATGGGACCCGAATGCTGCTGGGGATAATGTAACTTCCTATGGATTTAAGATCGATTCCGCGCCGGTAATTGTAGTTCCATTAACCGCATGCACCGCTTCTAGTTGTGGATTTAATTTTAATATTACCGCGGAGGGACCGCATACTGTAGTTATTTCAGCTACTAATAGTTGGGGTACTCAGAATGCAGGTGGGGTAACATTCACGGCGCGCGCTCCTGCTATTGTTAATGTGAGACGAGTAATCAAAGTAGAACCCACTCCGCCTACAACACCACCTGGTGAATAGTCATGGCTTATACTAAGTTACTTTTGATCGGTGTTCCAGCGACTATTCTCTTAACTGTAGAGGCTACGGTTCAAGGAGTAGCGTGGGCATTACCAGCGCGCACAGCTCTTCTCACTTGGCAAGTAACTCTAGATGCTGATGAGAATGTTACGGTTCTACTCAAAGTTTCAATGGATGGAATTAACTGGACTACCATTGATACTATCACAATGACATCAGGAACTTCTGTAGTTCATACTGTAGCCGCTCCTACATCCGCTCCATTTGTATCCGCTGAAGTTACAGTTAATGTGAGTGAAGTAGAAGTGATGGTTGATTTAATAGCTAAGGTTCCTTCCTAGATTAGGTTAATAAGAGTTAGAGTCCAGTCCGGCTAGCATGAATCTACATGAGCGAAACTTTTCAGATTGTTGTTTTATTACTAGCAGCAGTTCCAACTACGATTGCTGCAGTAACTACAATGATTCTTGCTATCATCAATGCGAGGCGCTCGAAGTTAATTATTAGTAAAGCCGAAGAGATTCATCAGTTAACAAACTCTACTTTATCTAAACTTAATCAAGAGTTAACGGATACCAGAGCGGAACGAGATTCGTTAAGAATTTTAATTAGTACTTTAGATGGTAGGGTAGCGGCGATGATTGAAGCTAGAATTGTAGCAGAACGTGCGGCGCAAGAACTTAAAGAAGCTAATCTTAAAAAAGTAGTACTCGGAACAACCTAGATGGAGAATAGATAATGTCACAGGCTACTGTCACTGGATACGCTGGACCTGGGTTACTCGCTTCTGGATTAGTAATTCCTGGTATCACTGAGATTGATATCGATATTACTAAGAACTTACTGTCACTCTTCATTGGTTCTGTTCGTCAGATGTATGCGCTCACTGGTTCTAATACCTTTACTCTTACTGCAACCGGCGGTTCGTATACTCTAACGGTCGCTTAATGTCATTTGATAAAGGGGAATGGCGTCCTAATAAGAAGCAGGAGCTATTCCTATCGTTACCCTGGACTATTAAGGAAGGAATGTTTGGGGGAGGAGCAGGTTCAGGGAAGAGTGATTTATTATTAATATATCCTCTTGCTCATAAGCTTCATGAAAATCCTAATTTTAAACAGGTATTCATGCGGCGGACCTTCCCCGAGTTACGTACTGAAATTGTTCCTAGGTCTAGAGAGTTATATCGTAAATTCGGTGCGAACTTCAATCGCACGGAAATGTTATGGACCTTTCCTCGTGAAGATCAATACGGAACTGGAGTAGGCGGTTCATCTAATGGTGGGGCTAGTATATTTCTCGCGCACTGCGAAGATGAAAACGATGTTCACAAGTATGACTCGATGGAGATTAATCTGTATACTCCTGACGAGCTTACTTCTTTTACCGAGTTTATCTACCTTTATATTGGTTTTACTCGTGTCAGAACTTCAGACCCTAAGTTACCAGCTATTATTCGTTCTGCTGCTATGCCAGGCGGCATTGGTCACTCTTTTGTTAAGAAAAGATTTGTTGACCATGCGAAGTTAGGGGGTAAGGTAATCATTGGTAAAGGTGGGAATAAAAGATTTTACGTTCACGCTACTCTCGCTGATAATTCTCATATCGACCCTGGATATGCACAGTCGCTTGAAGCGTTACCTGAAGCAGAAAAGAAAGCTAAGAAGTATGGAGATTGGGAAGCATATCTAGGTTCTGTTTTTGAAGAGTTTAGAACTTTACATTATCCTGATGAACCTGAGAATGCACTGCATGTCATTCCAGAATTTGAAATCCCTGCATGGTGGCCTCGTATAGTAATAGGCGACTGGGGATTTCGCGCAATGACATGGATTGGATTCGCAGCAATCAGTCCTCAGAAAAGAATTTATATTTATCGTGAGATGTACTGGTTAAAGACTAAGATTGAAGAATGGGCGCCTGAAGTTAAGTATTGGATTGATAAAGAGAATCCTAGAGTAGTTAAATTCTGTAAGTCCGCAGGACAAGATAGAGGACAGGAACATACTATTCAGGAACAGATATCAACCGCGCTGGGTGTTCCTATTGAACTGACTAGTAATAGTCCGGGAAGTAGGGTAGCAGGAAAGTTATTACTTCATGAATACTTTAGATGGAAGCCGATTCCTATTCCTGCTACTGAGAAGTTAATATTCAATGAGGAGCGCGCGCTTTGGATTTATCGTAATAGAGGTGAAAAAGAATATCGTTCTTACTTAGCATCATTCGCTCCTCCTAAAGAAGAAGTATTACCTAAGATTCAAATCTTCTCACAGAATACAGTTCTCATTGGTGCGATTCAAGCCTGTGTATACGCGAAAGCTAGAAACAATAAGCCCGCAGAAGATGTTGCTGAATTTGATGGTGATGATCCTTATGATGGGCTTCGTTACATCGTGGATTCAGCTGAAAAATATTTCGATGAAGCTCAAGAAGAATTTGAAAAGGTAGTTAAGCAAGCTGCAATATTACACCAGCTACAAACGACTCAGGATATGACAGCTTACTATAGGAATATGAGAACTAATGAATCTCTAGAAGGGATTCAAGCGGTTAGGAGATACCGATGATCTGGTTAATAAAATTCTTTCATCAACTATTTAATCCTCATTGCGAACATTGTGTTCAAGATAAGTTAGAGAATAAGGTCTGTGAGTCATGTGAGATTCTTAAGACTCAGTTAGAGATTGCTAATTTTGAAAAATCTAGAATTCTAGAAGCTCTCTTACATAAAGATGATATACAACTTCCAGTTCAAATTGGTGCAGAGAATCTTCAACCTGTAAGACCGAGACATGTTCCTTGGAAAATTCGTAAAGCGGAATTGGAAGAGAACGACCGCGTACAGAAAGAATTAAGAGATAAGGTAGAGAAAGTAGTTGAACAAGATAATGCTATATCTTCAGTTCAACCCGCAACAATTAAATCGGTAGAAGAATTAGAGCGCGAACTTGCCATCGAGCATAGCTAGTCCATCTTATTCTTTATTAAAGAAATTCATTCCGGATAATTTACCTCCGGAAGATCCAGCTATGCGCGCTCAGATAGACCAACAAAGAAATGAAGAATTCGCTAAACAGCCTTTATGGAAGCGAATGATATCAGATGTTCCTGCTGGTATTACAGATGCAATATTAGGTGAAGACCCTGGTCATGCATCTTTAACTGGAACTAGCGGACCTCGTAAGTTTATGAACGCTGCTACTCAAACTGCTCTAACGGCTCTGCCGGTATTAGGAGTTACTAAATATTTAGGTAAAGGTAGAATACCTAATGTTGGAGCGCGTAAAGAAGCTACTGAACAATTCTTAGATAAAATGTCTGCAATGGGCTCGAAGGAAGCAGAAGCAGGACAATTTTTTGCTAAACGATACCCTAGGGTAGCAGCACATATGGACCCTCAAACAATGAGTGAGGCTAATCAAACTGCTAGAGGACTTGCGCATACCGGACAAGCATTTGTTAAAGATGAAGCTAAGGTTCCAGTAAGTATTAAATCTAATATGAATATTAGAGATATGCATAATACAGTAGCGCATGAGGGCACGCATGTCGCACAGGTATTAGGAATGGGTCCTAATGATTTTAATAATATGTATGCTAAAGCAAATAAAGTAGCAGGTTATAAAGATAATCCATTTGAATTATCAGCTCGTAGTGCTGGAGATAAGAATGAATATCGCGCAGAATGGAATCCTACTAATAAGTTTATGAAGGTTAATTTCTCTAACGAGCCTACTCGAAGTAACTTTGCGCGCTTGATTAGCGAATTACCTCCTGGTAATCCAGATAGAATGGAAATGGCTAGCACTGTTATTAGACGTAGGGGTATTAAGAAATGAAGAAAAAGAAGATGATGCTTGATTCCAAGGAAAAGAAAATGGGAGGTCCTTCTAAAGACTTTCTTCAGAAATTCATGAAGGGTAAAATGAAGGATAAGAAGGAGAAATAATGCCGGACTTATTTAAAGCTTACGGCGCTTATAATCCTCAGAAACAAAAGCCTAATTTTAGTGCTGGGCAAATGTTTCAGGACCCAAGTCAAGCTTCATCTAATGGAATGTATCAGCAACAGCCTCCCCCGCAAGAGCATATGGGAATGGGGATGGGTAATCCATTACAGAAGTTTGGTATGGCACAATCATTATTACAGAAACTTGCTCAACAGCAAGGTCCTAATATGACTATGCCGCAACGTCCTGCTCCTATGATGGGTCAGCCACAACCACCTGTTAATCCAGCTATGATGATGGGCGGACCTAGTAATATGGCAGCAGTAATGCCTAAGAAGCAGGGAATTTTTTCTGGCTATAGGTAATGATTAAAAAGAAACTTCCCTCAGAAAAAGTTCAAGACCTCCTAACATCTATTGTCGATAACTTCGACAAGGATGATATGGATGTTCGTCAGCGCCAGATTAGACAATGGCGTGGGCTTAAATTATTCTGGGATGGATTTTCAAGAAGTTGGTATTCAGAAGTCGCACATGATTGGCGTATATGGGATGACCAGAATCAAGGAGATGGTTCATTAGATCAATCAGCATACGATAAACCTGTTAATGTTTTTAAAGCTTATCTTGAATCAATCATTGCTGCTCTTAGTGTAACAGTTCCTCCTATTAAATGTTATCCTGATGATGCGCAAGACCCTTTAGATTTACTTACAGCGCGCGCTGGAGATAAGATTTGTCAACTAGTTTATCGTCATAACAATGTTCAACTTCTTTGGGTTCATGCTCTCTATATCTTCTGCACTGAAGGAGTTGTAGCGGGTTATAACTATGCAGATAAAGATAGAAAATATGGAACTTATGAAGATAAACAATATGAAGAAACCGAAGAAGAGCATACTGAATTAACCTGTCCGAATTGCGGTGGACAGATTGATGAGCAATTCATTACGCATGAAGAAAATGAATTCTCTCCTGATAATGATGATGCTGCGCTTCACAATATCATCTTTAATACTGAACAGGAAATCTGTCCTAATTGCGCAGCCCTAGTAGACCCTGAACTTAAGAAGTCTCCTCTAGTTGTAACAAGACTTATTGGTATAACTAATGAACCTAAGTCTCGCCAGTGTATAGAAGTTTATGGTGGGCTTAACGTAAAGGTTCCAGCATGGGCGCGTAAGCAATCTGAATGCCCTTATCTTTCATATGCGTATGAGACTCACTATACAACTGCTATAGAGATGTTTCCGCATTTAAGGAAGTATGTCAATGATACTCTCTCGATTAATGCTCCTTCAGGTAACGATTTATATGAGCGATGGGGGCGCACTCCAATTGCTTACCGAGGAGAATTTCCTGAGGATGTTGTTACTATTAGAAGC